GATCGACGATCTGCGACACGAACGGGGTGTTGTCCGTGGTGGCCGCCGCCGGGCTGATGCCACGCCTAAAATTGAAGTTGTTGTGAATGTCGCGCGCCATGGCGCCGTCCTTTCCCAAAATGGAAGATGGATAAGAAGGCGACGCGGCCGAAGCCGCGCCGCGGGGGCAGTCGATTCAGCGGATCAGGTCGAGCACTTCAGCTTGCGGATGGCCTCCGCCAACACGACCTGGCCGCCGATGCGGCGATAGAACAGGAAGCGGATGTTGCCGCTGGTCGCCTGGGTATAAGGATCGCGCAGCATCGACATCGCGATGCGGTCGACCAGGGTGTAGGCCCGCGCGAAGTCGCCGTAGGCGATCGGGAAGGTGTTGGCGCCCTCGTTCGGCATGTCGGGCGTCTCGACGTAGGGATCGCCGTCGATGGTGTTGGGCTGGCCCTGGGCCAGGCCCGGCATCCAGATGTACTGCTTGTTGTTGTCCTTGAGCTTGCGCACCGAGCCCATCGTGGTCCGGTTCAGCGACCACTTGGCATTGCGCGCATACGCGCTCTTGAGCGCGTATTTAAGGGACAGCAGCCCGTCGGCCTGGCCGCTTGCATCGGCGATCGTGGCAGCCGTGCCGGAGTTGTTATAGGCCACGTCGGAATTGGTGAGCCAACCCTCGGGCTTGCCCACGGCATTGCCGCCAACCACTGCCACTCCCTCGGCCACCGCGAATTGCTCCTCGGCCTCGCCGCGGATCTCCGCTTCGAGATCGAACGCCGAGTCTTCCAGGTTCTGATGGCTGATGTCGATTAGCGCGTACATCTCGTGCGTCGGGATTTCCACCATGCCGTAGGCGAGACCGGTCGTCTCCGACCGAATGCCCTGCTCGGCCACCCATTGGGCAGCGAACTGGCCGGTACGCTTGGGCTGCATCCGGGACTTGTTGGCCGTCGGCTTGACCGACACCAGCGACCGCACCGGGCTCACCAGGGTGATGCCCTTGATGATGTCAGCCACATATTCCGCTGGAGCGAGGTAGCCACCGGTGGTGTCGTTGCTGACCGACAGCGACTTGAACTCAGCCGTTGCCCGGGCAATGGCCTTGGCCTGGGCCTCCGGCAGGTTGGGAACGCCGCTGGTATAGGCGCCGATGACGCCGCGGGCCCATTCGTTGAAGTAGGTCTTGCGCTCGACCCGGGCCTCCTCGGAGCCCATGCCCGGGCGCTGGAGTTTGAGGTGCAGCTTGTCGAGCTGGTCCTGCATCTCCTTCTCGCGCTCCGCCCGCTTGGCCTCGATGGCTTCCGCATTGACCAGCTTCTGGTTCACCGTCTCGAAGCCCGAGAGCGTCGCCTCGATGCGCAGCAGCTTCTCCTCGGTGAGCGGATCGGCCTTGCCGCCGGTCTCGATCTCCTTGAGGCGCTGGTCGTTGGTCTTCTTGTATTCCTCGAAGCCCGTCATCAGGGGCGTCACGATCTTCTTGACCTCGGCCAGCACGGCCAGGAGGTCATTGGCTTCCTTGTACTCGCGCGCAAGCGCACGCCCTGCGGCGTGGGTCTGGACGTTCATGGGGTCCTCTTGGATTCAGGTGGTGGTGAAAACGCCCTCGGCCCGCTGTCGCAGGGTCAAAAGCTCATTTAGGCCGCCCTCGTCCCGAGGGATCGGATTAGCCTTGAAACCGCCGCTGGCGATTGCCTTGGCGACCGTATGCGAGAACCCGCCTGCGTCCCGCAGGAAGGCCTCGAAATCTCGTATCGTGCGGATCCGGGACGCCGCTTTGGCATCCTCGACCCCGGCCAGCGGATTCATGCCCCACAGCACAGGGCCGACCTCGTAGAGCTCGACCCTGGTGATGGTCCTGTATGGGTCCGCCGCCGTCTTGCCGTGCGCAAAATCCACCGCCGAATAGGTGATCGACATGGCGTCGATCGAGCCGTTGCGGAGCCCGGCGAGCAATGTGCGGCCGCGCTCGGTATCGATCGGGTCGAGCTGGCCCGCGACCTTTAGGCCGTGCTGGTCCTCTTCCATCGTCGTCCAGTAACCGACCGGCATCTTGTCCTCGGCCGCGGCGCCCAGCCCATGCTGCCACAGCATTTTTGGCAGCTTGCCCCTCGTCTTCCAGCCGGCAAGCGATGCCGCGAAGGCTCCCTTCACCAAGACGTCGCCGCCGTCGTCGACGTTGCCGAATACGGCGCCGTAGCCGGAGAACGAGCCCGGCGGCCCATCCTTGGCGAACTTGATCTCGAACGGCCGAGTTGCCGTAAGGCGCATCGTCAATTGCCTCCCGGTGCCTGCAGCGCCTCGCGCTCGGCCTGTGTGCCCATGTTGAGCGGCAGCAACGGCTCGCCCAACCCTTCTATCGGGTTCAGGTCTTCCAGCCGCCGCGCCTCGTTGCGTGTCAGCCAGCCGTTGGTGATGCCGCTGGCATAGAAGGTGGCGCGGGCCGTGTTGTCGCCGCGGAGCAGGCCCTGCATGGAAAACTTGGCCAAGATGTCGTCTTCGTCGGGGAACAGGTCGCGGGCCAGCGACTGTTCCCAGTTCTCGATCCACGGGTTCAGCGTGTGGATGACGTGCGCGAGGAAGAAGGCCTCGGCCGATGCGAAGGTCGCGGTCTTGTCGGCATAGCCCACCATCTGCGGGAACACTTTCAGGTCCCTGCAAATCTCCTCGATCTGAAACCGGCGCGTGTCGAGGTGCTCGGCGTCGACGCCCTTCATCCCGAGCGGCGTCCAGGTGCTGTCCATGTCGAGCACGGCGGTCTTGAACCGATTTTGTAGGCCACCCTGGTACTGCGCCCACGATTCCTTGAGGCGGGCCCGGGCGGCGTCGTCGAGTGAGCCTTTTACCGAGAGAACCCCGCCGGGCTGCGTGCCGTTGGCGTGGAGCGCCGCGTGGGTCTCCTCGGTGGCAATTGCCAGGCCAATTGCCTCGCGGGCAATTTGTAGCGCATCGAGCCCGGCGGTACCCGTCCAGCTCGGCCCCCGGAGATGGAACACGTTTCCACGCGGCAGCACCGTCGTTCGGCCGTCCCGGTCAGTCACCCGATAGCTGAGCGTGTAGTCGGCCGCCTGCTCGATTATAAAACTGCCCGGCACCAGCGGGATCAGCTCGCGCGGTGCGCCGCGGACCCGGCCGATATAGGCGCAGCCGTTCCCGAGCAGAACAGCATGGAACATCATGACCTGGCGGAACTCGAAGGAGGTCATCCAGTCGTTAGGCCGCCGCGACAGCAGGCGATACGCAGGATGGTCCTTGGCCAATTCCTTCGAGCCGTCGGCCTTCTCCCGGTACACTTTTAGCGGAACCTGGGCGATGCCGTCGGCCAGCACGCGCAGGCAGGCGAACACCGTCGAAACTTTCAGCGCGCTATCGACGTTCACGGCGACGCCCGAGCGGGCATTGGGCTGGCCGAACAAGGCCGACCAGGTCAAGCCCGACACGTCGGCGGCCTTGACCTCCCGGCGGCGCAGCCCGAAGGCCAGCGAGCCGAACAGTCCTGCCATCAGCCGGCCGTGCGATTGCCGAGCGCGACCAACAGGACGCCGACGATGAGCATGCAGCCGCCGGTGATGAAGCCGGCGGGCGGGTAGATCAGCCAGGCCCCGTAGGAGACGAGGCCGACGCCGCTCAGCCCGGCCAGATCGCGGACAAGACCGGGCACCGCCATCGCGACGCTGCGCACGGCGGCGGCGAGCTGCTTCATCATGGATCTCTCTATTGGACTAAAGGGTCAGTCTCGTTCGCAAACGAAGCCTGAATCGTCACCGTTGTGAATGTAGAACTGGCCTACGAGGCGGCCAGCCGTGCCGACCGCAGCCCATCCGCGACCGCAAACAGGATCGCTTTCATCATGTCCTTCCCACGAGAACTCCGCGCAGGCCGATCCGTCGCGAGATCCATACCGGACATCGAGGAAGCCTTTCAGCGCGCCAAATGCGATCTCGCCGCCTCCATCACCCTCGAAGGTAAGATGGGCCTTCTCAACAAGATCTAGGAAGTCATTGTCCCAGGTATCCATCTCGACAATGCGCCAGCGGCCGACAAAAGCTCTCGAAAAAGCAGGAATTCTTGCCATCACACGGGCTCCGACTACAGCCTTGGTAAGTTCTTCAGATTGTAGGCGATGGCAGCGTTCTAGAGGACCAATAGTTCACTCGACCGCAGGTACGACCGCCCGGTCGCCTGCGGATTCATCGCCATCAGCGCCACCGCGTTGAACGCCGCCATCAGCGGGTCGATCTTGGCCGTGCCAGAGGCCTGCTTGGTGATCACGATGGCATTGCCTCGGGGTTCGACTCGGGCATTGCCGACCGCCCACGCCATCAGCCCTGTCCCGCCATGGACCAGCGTGCCGTCGGCCAGCTTGCGTTCGGTCGTCTTGATCGCCCCGGTGAGCTTCCAGCCCTGGGTGATGCCGACGACCCGATCGTTGCCGGCAATGCCAACCTCGGCCAGGGCATCGACGATGGCGCCCACGCCAAACGGGTCCAGCCCCACGGATCCCAGCTTGCCGGTCCGGTCGACCTTCCAGCACAGGTCGGCAATCTCGGCGATGTCGTCGCCCAGGTTCTTTACGATCCCGAGATCCCCCGCCGCCTCGAAGTCGCGCAGCACCGAAACCTCGCTCTTGCGCCGGTCGAGCACCGAGCCGTG